GTGGCGTAGTATCTAGCACGCTCCTCAAGTGCTACTTTCATAGCTTTCTCTAGCTCTTTGTCGTTCTTTGCATCAAGAAGCGCAGCATAGGCTGTTTTGAGCGGTTTTGTTTTAAGCCTTGCTATCTTCTCTGGCGTTACGTTCTTTGATAGGTATCGTGGGAGTTCTTTTTTGATGTCAAGCAGTTCATCATATCCATACCCGTCATAAAGTGCATCACGAAGCTCTCTTATGGTAGCCTGGTTTGCGATGTGTTCGTTGATAGTATTGAGTGCTGCTTTGGCTGTTTGTATAGCGTTGTTGTAAAGTCTTTGTGATATTTCATTAGTAGTAAGTGTGACTATTGGCAGTGAAGCCGCCGGCAATGCAAGATACGTGGCGATGCTTGCCTCTATCTGCTTTGCCACATCTGCATTGAACTCAGCCAAATACTTGTCAATGATAGTACCGATTGCCACATCTGAGCCGGATGTGTACTCGTCCATAACTTTTTGATAAAGCTCTTTTGCGAGTCTGTCTATCTCAGACTGTGTCATTAGATCTCATTTATTTTAACGGTGTTGTCTATCTCTGTGAATATGTCGTTTATCACCTGAACATCTGCGCCTTTTAAGTCCTCTTTGATAATAGACTTAAGCTTCTCTGCTCTGTATGACGGCATATCACTGATGTTGTTAAGTGCATCAAGTGTTTCTATCTCTTTCTGTGTATCTGACACACCGAACTCTTTATTATATGACACCGTAATACTTTCAGGACTTAATCCAAGTTTATTGACTACTAACCACCACGCCTGTCGCTCTGTGGACTCTATACGCTGTGCAAATGCTGCCAATGAGCTATTAAGCCCCTCAAACTTTATCTCAAGAGCTATGCCTGCCTCGACTTGGTTTGTAGTGCTGATGTCGTATGCAACACGGTCTATGGCCTCTCTTACTTTACCCATTCGTATCTCATACACATTGGCCTGCGCAGCATCTGCTGATATAAATGCCGGTGGGTGGTCGCCTGAGTACATAAGTACGCTGTCTGTACCAACTTTAAGCTCAGGCTGCGATCCTTTCTCTGTCCATACTGTGAGCAGTGAGAACGCCTGACCTCTCATAAGTTCTGATAACTCACTCTGAAGGTTGTAAAGTGTCTTAGACATACCTGCTATCTGCGTGAACTCTCCTGTGCTTTCAAAGGCTCCCTTCTCAGAGCTTATCAATACAGGACACGCTACAAAGCCGTGAGGCTTTCTATCAAGTATATCCCCGTCAGTGCTATATATCGCCCACTGTTCTTTGTCATAGTATCTTATGATGTCTATCACTTCAGTGTTGCCGTAGGTGCTGTTGTCTATTGTGTCGGTGAATGCAACATAGTCAAACTTACCAAATCTATCGAGCTTGTAAGATGTGACACGTTCAGGAAGTATCTCCACGAAGTATGGCAGCTCTCTGTTTCGTATTTGGTCGTCAAGGTTATCTGATAGCGTGGTGGGGGAGTCTATAAGTAAAAGATTAACACCTCTTACTTTCATATTGCGTGCAAAGGTTGAGAAGAATATGTCTATATCATTCCCTGAGCCGTCAATGTCATCAAGGATTACATCCAAGATATTACTTGTAGACTCTCTGACCGGGTTTGTTTTAAGCAGGTATCCGACATAGCGTGACACTTTGGAGTCAAGCAGGTTCTCATAACTGAATGATGCAAGTGTCTTTCTTGCCGTGTATTTATCATCGCTCTCCCTTGGATACTTTACGATACCTGTACCATCTGAAAACTCACCTATGCCCTCATAAGCATCACGGGCAAAAGCCCAAGTGTCCATATAACTCATTTTAGTTCCTTTTTATTGAATATAGCCTCAAGGTTGTCGAATGTTTTTTGTGCTGCACTTTCCATAAACTTTACAGGACGTGTACCTGGGTGTCTTACTTTCTTAGCAAATACAAAACCGCCTCCTGATATGAAGCGTAGTGACTTCTTGTTCTTTGGCTCTATGGTGTGCGCTCTTGTGCCGTACTCCAAGAATGTTGCATAGTTGATACGCTTACCGTTCCACAATGTCATCATCCCGTTATCATACACGCCACCCTCTACCCCATTGTCTATCTTATTCACGAATACGTTACGGGCAAGCACTCCTGTGTCGTTGTGGCTTCTGATATTGTCCTCAATGTTCTTTAAGTAATCACTGCGTACATCATCCCAAAAGCCTTTGGATATGTATCCCTCAGCGTTCTCAAGCGATACAGTACATTTGCAGAACGGGTGGAATGGTGGCATAGGTGCTTTAGATATTGGGTAGACACCGCTTCCGTAGCCCATATCATAAGACACATAGTAGTCACACACGCACACTGTCTGATGCGTCATGCTTAGGTTTATCTTCACATACTGTGTGCCGTCATTTATCAGTGCCTGCACCTGTGCCAATGTGAACGCTTTATGTTCTTCAGTGATAGCCATTCGTGTGGCGTAGTATCTAGCACGCTCCTCAAGTGCTACTTTCATAGCTTTCTCTAGCTCTTTGTCGTTCTTTGCATCAAGAAGCGCAGCATAGGCTGTTTTGAGCGGTTTTGTTTTAAGCCTTG